AGGTTGCCCGAAACGCAATCTACCTTTAAGCCTGCGGCTGATGTCATCTGTCGTCTCACCAGTCAGCAATCCATTGCGAACAACTTGAGCAAACAATTCGGCTTGATCTTCTGCGATGCCACGAAACGCTTTTTCAATAATTTTGCCGTTTGGTAGCGTGATCGTTGCACCTTGAGCAGCAGTCAGGCTAAAGGTCTGTGGTGCACCCTGCACTGCAGCAAATAGATCATCCGACAGTGTGACCACATTGATCTGCGTTGGATCGGTGGTGACGACGGCTTGAGCAAACTGCGGGCTGATCTCGACTGTTCGCACGATGTTGCGACTGCCGCGTGGTAATACCTTTTTGAGTTGTTCTTCTACAAATTCAGATTGCAATTCTGCCAAGCCCTGCAGTTCTAATGCTGTTAGTTCAGTGCTGTCGCCTGCCCATGTTGCCAATGATTCCTTAAGTTGCGCCAGGATTGATCGCAGTCGTGCAGCCTTGAATGATTCGTCAAGGTCTTCAATGGTACGCAGTTGATTAACGGCATCCAAGATGATATCGTTATACGAGTTAATTACCCTGCGGGCAACGCTGTTGCTATAACGATTCAGATCAATCGCATTGCGATACAACGCCTCTGGTGTGCTCATTCTTCATCCAGTCCCAGATGTTCTGGATCATACGGGCAGATCATTGAAATATCAGCACCGCCAAGCATTGCTTGCTTTGCGACTTCTACAAAACCTTCAATCGTGTCTACACCTTCATCGATTAACTTAACTTCATCAACTTGTACGATTTTACCATCATTATCACGCCATTCCATTCTTACAACAGCAAAATATCGATTAGGCAGTTCCTGCTGCACATAGTGAAAAATGCGCTTTTCCGACGTGTCCGATTCCATGACCCGTTGGCAGCTACCACCATCATGCCGCATCATCATCGATCACTGTGTCTTCTTCTGCCGGTACTGGTGCTGGTGTAGGCGTAGCCTCCATCAACCCACCGTTTTGCGTTGCATCCAGTTCTTCCTCTACATCAAAATCATCACCAAGCACTTCGCCTTCTGATAGCTGCATCAGCAGCGTTTCTTGCGTGATCGTGCCTGCGGTGTAAAGCTGCAGCAGTGCTTGGATTTCTTGCGGCTCCAGTCTGGTGCCAAGGAAATCACGGTTGACGTAGCAGCTACCTGGTTGCCGATCACCAAGATACTGCGCGTGATACTGCAGGCAGTTGTCGATCATGTCCTGCATGTTCTGAGCGATCACCATCATGGTTGAGTCGCCTTGGCTGCGGTCTAATCGTTTGGCTTCTGCGGTTTCAGCAGACAGCTTCTGACCAAGCACAGCGGACAGACCCAGTTCATTGATCTGCTTTTCAATTTGATCTAGCCGTTGGAACTGCGATGCAAACGCATCAGATGATGGGGCAATATATTCGGCACGTCCATCAGCGGGGAATGCGATCGCTTCACCAGGACCAGCCGATACCTCTTCAGCAGCAGACGGGAAGCCATAGAACGCAAGCATCGGTACTGCTGAGATGTGCAGTTGATTATCAAGGTCCGATTGGATTTGATACGCCTTGAGGTTTAGGTTGGCAATGTCCTCCAGTGGTGGGCGTGATTCAAAGGTGTTTACACGATTGGAATATGCGACAGCAAATGGGATGCGATCAAGGCTTGTGCGACCTTCATCAACGATGCGGAAGTCACCTTTCTTTTCATCGCGTTGGAATAGCTTGAACTCACCAGGCGACAACACACGGATCTGCTGCACTTCTTTTTCGCCGTAGTCACCATCAGGCACGATGATGGATTCTGATAACCGAAGCTGCATTAGCTTTTGTTCACCGTCAATAATTTCAGTACGCCAGCCAAGGATGTCGCGTGGTGTGTATGAAGTCCAGTAAGGTCTACCACCATCACGCGGTGCATCGACCAAAACACCGACATGACCGTAACGGATCATCTTGCGGGCAGCTTCAAATGTCCAGACGTTGAGATCTGCGCCGGACAAATCAACGTTGAAAAGGTGCTCACGGATCTGGTCTGATGTATCGTTCAGCCTGACGGGTTTGCGCGTGAGCATACCAGCCAGCATCCGTTCAAGGCGTTGGTAGTAAGGCGGGCAAATTGAAGTGCTCAGCCTGCGGTCATAGCTGACATCTTGTTCGCGTGGTTCTTGCGGGAGATAGCGCCGATGACGACGGCGGATTTCATAGGTGCCGCCCATGAGGTCTTCAATCAGCATCCAATGTGGCTCTTGATTGCGCCATGCTGAGTTTGGATCATTGACCTTTGAAACCTTGGCGAACAGTTGCCGGTCGTAATGTGAGAAGCCAGAGTACACGCCTTAATCCCGCAGGTCGATGCCTACAGTTTAATCTGCAGGAGCAGTCAAGTTATCTAGTGTTTTGTCCTTAACGATGCGTGCCTTGCCATTGGCGTCTACTTTGATCACTTGATGCTTTCGTGGCTCACCGTGCTTGGACTTGAGCAAGCGTCCTACTGCAGTAACTTCAGGCTTCTTCATCTTCATCAACCTCAAAAAGGCTTTCTAGCAGTTCTGCCTTGGTGATTTCAAGTGCGCCAATGATTTCGGCAATAGTTAGGTCTTCTTGTTCAGCGATCAGATCGTTCAGCTTATTGATGAATGATTCCATGAAGCTATTGGCTGAATTTAGATACTAAACCGACCTTTGTCTTCTGTAAAGGGCTTTCCACCATTCAACGAAATTGTTACCGTTTTCTTGTTGACTCGCAAAACCTTTACCCGGCCATAAAGCATTGAATTTACAGTATCACCCTTTTTAACCCCTTTTGCATCAAAAGCATCACGCCTGGCTTGCTGACGACTTGCAGCGGCACCTTTTGTTGTTTTTGACATCCGCTCTAAATTATTTGCTTTTGATCGCAACGACTTGGCACGCTCCATTTCACGAAAAGACTTTTCAAGCCCTGCGCGGGCTTTGTCACGTTGCTTGCCAAGGCCGGGCTGAGTCCAAAAAGCGGTATCGCCAAGGCGTCGATTTGCAGCACGAAGACGTTGAGCATTTGCTTCAGCACGATCTGCTTGCGCTTTGCGTTTTTCTGCGGCGGCTGCCCACTTTTGTTTTTGTCGTGAAATTGGAGTCGTTGCTTTAGCGTTTTGCCGTGCAGCACGTTTTGCCGCAGTTTTTGCTTGCAAACGTTGAGCAGCTTGCACGGCAGGATTGCTAGGCTCGCCAGCAGCTTTACGCGCAAGACTTGTTGTTGGTTTTTTTATAGATCCAGACTTAACAGCAGCATCGTAAGCCCTGTCAGTTGCTTTTACTTCGTCCTGAATCTTTCTTAAGCGCGCTTCGTTTCTTCGATCACCAGCCTTAGTACGTCCACGCGGCTGCCTTGACATTTCAATGGCCGCGCCCATGCTGTCAGCTCGCGTCTTGCCACCAGTTCGACGAGCAAATTCAGCCTTGCTCATCTCAGCACCGCTTTTTCTTGCCAAAGGCGCATTGTCTAATTTTTTCTGCGTTTCTTTGAAAAAAGCTTCTTGTTTTCTTCTGGAAATATCAGCTTTAGCAGCCTTTTTCCCTGCCTCAAATCTTGCAAATTCCTGACCAGTCATGTCAACCTTTTGGAGGCCTCTAACCTTGCGCGTTTTGCCAATAGTTCCCTTAGGAACACTTGTCATTGCTTGATTCCCTGGGCTTAAAAGATTTGCTTTTGCGCCACCGCCTTCGCGTTTTTTGCCTGCGCTTTTCAGCCTTGCACCACGTCCACCTGTTTGCCCTGAAAATCCTTTAGATGCAAACCTACCCTTTGCATCACGCACGTAACGGCGTCCAGATCCTCCTTTTCCGCGTGCCATGGCTGCAAAGGTTGCTCAATAGATTCTAACCCCGGTGCCGCGACCAGCTCTTGCGTGCAGTGGGTTAAACAGACGCCACACCATGTAACCGATCGCATCGTTCATGTGATCATATCCAGCATCCTTATCAGGATCGCCCTTTTCCGTGTAGCTTTGCAGCTCAAGGCATTCAATCAGCTTTTTGCAGTTCTGCGTGATCTGTACCCTGACTTCACCTTTCCCATTCTCCAAAGCAGCTTGAACAGCAGCCACCCGATCACGAACGGGAGGATTTGCTTTTGGTGATTGATTGCTGAATCCATACGATGACAAGATTTCAATATCAGTCCTCGTGGCGTTCGTGCTTCGGTTTCCGCCTGATGCGTCAGGGTAGGCATAGAGTTGGCGGTTGGGATACCGTCGGTTGATTTCTTGCCCGATGAAGTCGGTGTCATGGCCGCCACTGATTTCGTC